TCTTTTCTGAGCTAACTCAGCCCTGAGCTCAGCCTTATCCGCAGCAGATGTATATGGATCGCTGAGCAATGTAGAAATCTTATTAATACGGCTTTGGATTGCGCTGTAAACGGAGCCCGTTGGCTTCGGTGCACCGCTGCCGCTGCGAGGAGCAGGCGGCCTCCTTCTATAATCAGCAAGAGCTTGTGTAGATTCTAACTCAGCCGCAGCCTGCTTTGGCGCATACTCAGCCTCAGTCTCAGCCTTAGATGCCTCTGCCTTACCAACTCTCAACTTAAATGGCGCAAGGGCTAAATTGGTCGCGCCCTCTTGCGTCATGCCCGCAAGCCTAATTTGCTGCTCAGTCATGGCGGCTCCAGCATTCTGAAGGGCAATCGCTTCATCACGAGCCTTCTGAACCGCATCAATACTCTGCAGGGCAAGCGCATCACGGCGCTCTTCAACACCGCGAAGAGCTTCCTCACGAGCATCACGAGCGCCTGTGTATTTTTCAGATCCAGCCGCTAGGCCACGAGTTAAAGCAGAAGTAAAGCTCTCGCCGGGCCTTGCAGATCCAAGCGCTGTGCCAGCCGCGATCAAAGCATCAAACGGAGCGCGTTTGCGGGCCTGATCAATCAGCTCTTCTTCACGACCAAGGCGCTGCGTCTGCCGCTCCAATATAGCTGCGCGTTCGGGATCAACAGTCGCAGCTTCTTCAGCTGCAACCAAATTCTCCAGTTCATTAACTTCCCTAGATAGGATGTCCAAATCATAGGCCAGCTTATCTGGAGTTTCGCCACTAGCTGGTACAGCCGCCTTTAGCTGCTCAAGCTGGGCCTGCTTCTGTTGAAGCCGTAGACTGAAACGGGACGGCCTACCCTTTTGCGGCGCACCAGCCGCAGCCAGAGCCGTAGCTACGGGGCTGGCCTCACGCACAGGAGCTGCAGCCGCCGCCTCAGGCGCACGCTCTTCGGTACCTGTAGGCAATGCGGCAATGAGCTCCTGCACCCGTGCGTTAGCAGCCTCTCTCTCGCCAACAGTTGGGCCACGCTCTGTGCGCTCACGAACTTCTTGTGCCCGCCGGAAAGAACCAACATCTACACCCGGAACAATCTCAGCAGTCGGCTTCGGAGCCTTTAGCAGAGCGGCTTCCATAGGCGCAGGAGACGACGGGGTTAGTACCCTAGCTGGCTGGAATATTTCAGCAAGCCCACCGCCACCAGCGCCCGGAGCGCCTTCGGATGCCATGACCTGAGCAATCAAATCCTCAACGGCCATGTTCTGCAGCTCAGGTCGTTTAGCCCGAAGCTGCATCGCAGCCATTTTCGCCTGCTGGATTGTCATCGCCATCTTATTTGCCTTTCAGCCATCCAAGACCGTGCATCGGGTGCTTGATGTTGCGCTTACCATCATCGGTGATTGGACCACCGTCCTTGGCTTTCCGTGCCCCGAAGACGTTGCCAAGAGCGCCGATGCCGGTGGCAATAGCTCCGAGCGTCTGCGCAGTTTTATTTACACCGGGCTCCTGCTTATAAATAGTGCCTGATCCGCTTGCACTTGGCGTTCCGGTAAACTCCGCAAAACGCCGAGCTTGCATGTAATCAAAATCGCGCTGAGCATCAAAATCGGATTTTGCTAAGTCAAGCGACTCCTGCTCGAACCCACGCTGTGCGCGACCAGCAGCTTCAAGAGCAGCCGTTTCAGTTCCAGCCAATCTCTGAATATCTCCGCCAAGCCCTGCGGCCCGCTCAGCTGCAGTGAGATAGCGACCAGCCTCAGTGTTGAACTGACCCATACCGCTTTCATAGCCCTTCTGCAGAGCCTCATTCTGGGCCGAGAGAGCAGCAGCGTTGGCATCACGCACCGCACGCGCCGTAAACTCAGCGCTCCGACTACCACCAAACGTGCCGCCGCCGACAAACGTGCGGTTCACTGCAGGCAGTAGGTTCTCATACAAGTTCCGACCAGCTGCAGCGCCAATCCCAGAGACGACGTTCTGGGTGTATGGGTTCATAAACCGAGATGCTACGCCGGGATCAGTGAATGATTGCGTGCCGCCTGCGATGTACTGACCAGCAGCCTGCGTGTAAGGCCGGAAGTTCCCGACATTCTGGGATGTCATCTGGTAGGCTTGCTGTTCCTGCGGGGTAATAGCAGCTAGGCGCGGGCCACCAGTATAGGGCTGATAAGGCGAAGTCGTAGACTCATAGCCTCTTTCAATGCTCTTGGTGTAGGCATCGACAAGCCACTGGGGTAGCTTGGTCTCGGTGACAGTTTGTGTGACAGCCATTACGCCAATCCTCCAACAGCTTTAAGCATTCTATCTATACCCTTCTGGGGTTTTGCAATCTTTTTTACGTCTTTGCGTCCAGCCTGACGACGCACCATTTGGCGCATTTTGTCAAGACGGCGTACACCTTCATCAGTCGAACCATCACCTAGATCAGCAACATCCTGCGCGCTCCAGACATATTCGCCATCGGACAGCCACGCCGGGATCTTATCGTCCTGACCGCTGCCGATACCCTTTACCTGTCCGGGGCCCTGATGACCGCCATTCTTATGATACTCGACGAGATGCTTTACCATATCATCATCGACTTCGCCACCTTCAGCAAAAGCATTTCCAGAAGGAACAACCATCACCGGAGCGCTTGGTTGGTTTAGAACTGCTGTGGTGATTGGTGCAGGGGCGGACTGCAATGAGCCTTGGCCCGTCACGGGATCTCGCGTAAAGAACAGATACTCTGTCTCCTGATCGCCACCGCGCCGGCCATAGGTCTGTGGCGTATAGGGATAGCGACCGCCAACTCCGCCGATTCCAGCGCCACCGCCAGTAAGAGTTGGCCTCAATGGGCTTTTCGTAAAGGTCAGGCCGCCGCCAGTACCAGAGCCGATTCCGCCAGTACCATCATCGCCACCACCACTTGGGATCAGCGGGAGAAGTGCGGCTCCAACCGTAGCTATATCATATGCGTCTTTTAATTTATCCAGCGTGGATTTTTCTGTTAGAGCGGGATCTAGCTTCGGTGTGGGCAGCGTGTCGGTGATTGACCCAATACCAAGACCGAGGTCTGGAACAACTATTCCCGGAGTGGTCCTTCCACCAGTAACGTCGATTGGCTGCTCCGCGTAGTTTTCCATGCCCGACAGCCTGTCGATTAAGCCGGGATCTAAAGTAGGGAGGAATGCACCAGTAGGCTGCTCAACCCTGTTTGCTGTTGAGACAATAGGATTCCTCTCAAATTCAGCTATTCCAGCACGTACCTCAGGTGATAGGTTTACGCCGCCAGTAGTTCCGCCGCCAATAACAGTAGCTGCGGGTGGTTCTTCTTCTACAGGGGTTTCATTGGCAACCGTTGAAGCCGGTACATCAACACGAGTAATACCGCTGCCGCCACCAATACCAACGCCAGTAGTTCCGCCGCCAATAACAGTAGCTGCGGGTGGTTCTTCTTCTACAGGGGTTTCATTGGCAACCGTTGAAGCCGGTACATCAACACGAGTAATACCGCTGCCGCCACCAATACCAACGCCAGTAGTTCCGCCGCCAATAACAGTAGCTGCGGGTGGCTCAGTGCCTGATGCCTCCCTTGGTAAATTTGATCTGCCGCCGCCGGTATTTATGTTAACGCCTGAAGTACCGCCGCCGATAACATTAATGCCATCAAACGCATCACCGATTGCACCACCTACAGCGCCTATACCCCTCTGGATGGCAGGCCCGTAATAGCTCAGGGCACCTGAAGCAGCTCCACTAAGTAGGGCATTTTCTAAGCTGCTGCCTGTAACCAAGCCGCCTGTGGTCGCGCCGACGCCCGTGCCAACAGCCTTAGCTAAATCTGCCGTAAGTTTGGTGCCGAGAGCGCCGCCCTCTTCAAGTGCAAGCCCAGCGTATTTACCGCCAGCAGATGAAAGGCCGGCTGTAATTCCAGAAACCACCGCACCCTTGAGCGGATCGTTACCCGCGACAACAGAACTAATACCACCTACGGCAGCAGCTATAGCCATCTGCGCCGGTATACTCATACCAGCAGTGGCAATAGCGGCGGCAATAGGAGCAACAAAAGCGATTAGATCACCGACGGCGCCCATACCTTTATCACGGGTGGATGGCCCTGAAACATAACGTATCGGCCCTTCAGAGCCGTCTGGGTTAATCGTCCGTTCACCTTGCTGAAGATCCCATGTGGCCTTCGCACCTTTGGTGTCACTTAGGTTCTGTGCAAACCGAGCAGCATCCACCGCTCCTTCCACACCATCACCGCTGAACAAGACTCTACCCTTGCCGTCTACGACACGGACAGGACCGCCTCGATACGAAAAGAGGTTTGACCCTTGACCCGCGATGTCAAAACCAGTTTCCTCCCCCCTGCCACCCGTAGGCGCTGCCAGATATGTCCCGGGAGGCGGTGTGTTAGCTGCAGCCCTGCGATCAGCCAACTCTTCGTATGACATTTGCGCAACAGCCGGAGAGCCGATACCCATGATAGGCTCAGCCGCCTGTACGGTCGAAGGCATTACAGCTGGTGCGCGTACTGGATCGGCATAATACCCAGCGTCAATCAAAGCCTGCTGCAGCTCGGGATCATCAAAGTAATAATCTTCAAACATTACGAACCGCTCCCGCCACTATTAAGCGTCTGTATAAACCGTGTTGCCCAATCTTTCCAGTCATCAAACTGATATGGATTAGGAGCGCTGCTTTCAGCTATTTTGTTTACAGCCAGCAACCCAGCTGCCCAGTCCTGCCAGTTCGCGCCGGGCATCATCTGAGCGACAGTGCCAAACTGCTCAAGGTCAGGATACATATAATCAGCCCAATCAATGAACCGATCAATCCCGCGAGGATCGACACCGATCATGACTGGTATCTGCCATCAGCGACTTCGATGTGAACAATAACCTGCCCCATCTGATAGTCTCCACCCACCGTGTTTGAGCCGAACTTAAAGCGAAGCTCACGCCGCTGCTCTTTGAAGAAGACCTGCTGCTGGTAGCTTTCAGACGGAACATCCGGGAAGAACTTAATCGGGCCATAGACTTCAGGCGCACGAGCGTTGATACGGCCAGTAATCTGCACCGACATGTCGCCGGACTGCACGAAGTCAGGCTCAATCATTTCGACGTGGATCGAGCGGTTACGGGGACTTTGCATCGTTAGCATGGAGATGTCGCCCGTCTCGAAGAAACTTTCTATGGCGTTCACCGATGAGCCATCGATCTCATCCGATCCAAATTCGTGACGCCAGATTTTATAGGTAATGTTACCATTGTCCACAACACGAGTATCGCTGCCCTCAGTGATGCGCGTGTCTGACGCTTCGGTAATGCGAATGGCTGGATCTGTTGGGATGATTGGGTCGATGCCAGCCAAGATTGGCGAAGGAAAAACCTGAGCATATAGACCCGCAGAACGACCGCCATTGGGAAGCTCAGTATCGTACCACGTTTCCTCACGGACGTTATAGATAATGGCGTGGGTACATTCCGTGGCCTGACCACGCGGGTAGCACCACCAGATTTCACCGAAGCGCGGAACCTTATAGGCAAAGATCTTGTTGGCGTAATTGGTGTTCAAGCCATCGAAGAAGTAATTGATGTTCATGTTGTTCGGCACTTCGCGGACAACACCGTTATAAAACATAAATCGGTCGCGTCCGATCCAGAAATACAGACCGTCATACTCAATCACGCTATTAACGGCGAGGATACTGATCTGAGAGCTGATCGTATCAAACGCAAAAACATCGGAATCGCCAGTGTAATAGGCGCGGATCAAGCTATCTAGTGACCAGAAAAGACCGGCAGGGTTCTGACCACCGCCACGAAGGGGGAGGCCCTTGACGATCTTCGAGGAAGTAACGAACGCATCACCAGCGTCCCCAGTTGTGAAATTGGTGGGATCATTTGCATCCGACCACCGAATATATCCGTTTGCGCAATAGACAAACAGATACGGGTGCAGCGCCACAATGCCGCCGCAGGTTGTTACGCCCGGAATAGCCGTCAGGGCAGACGTGCTGTAAATATCGCCGATGTATATGGGGTAGTTTGTACCGCTGGTAATGTCCAAGAGTGTTTCTGTGGCGTTTGCTATAATAGCCGTGCCGCTACCAGCACCATCATATATAGCATCAAACATCCAGTTGTAATTTTCGTTGTCCGTAAAGCCAGCCGGTGTTCGTATGACGGGAGCTGACGTATTTCCATCCACGTCAATCGTGAATTGTTGCACACCCTTCTGATGCCCAATGTGGGTATAAGCAAAATTGTTCAGACCTTGCGTGTGTATTTGCCGGACGATCCCATTTGCAAAATTACTGATCTGCTTATAGCCGCCAATCTTACGCGGCAGCTTGCGTTGAAACCGCACCCACTGACCGTCAACGTAGAAGTTTCCCTCAAACTTAGTGCCGTCACGCTTGATGCCGGCATCTGATTGAAGGTTGACAGGAACCAGCATTAAAACGTGCCGCCGTTAACATTGCCTGATTGTGCTGGGCCCAAGTCAGCCCATACGTTTGCCGTTCCAGCTGCGGTGAAAATGGAAATACCAAGAGATGTGCCGCCAAGATTTACAAGCGCGCCATTCGCAGTTGACGCTCCCGTACCACCCTGAGCAATCGTGATAGGTACAGAAAGACCGCCAGTATCAGCTGCGACAACATTCGTTCCATTGCAGTAAAGGATCGAGCGCGCACCCTGCGTGATGGCCACACCAGTACCGGCGGATGTCTTCACGGTTAACGTGTAAGCCCCGGTTGTATTGTTAGATACCCAGTATTGCTGCACCGTCGCGGGAACGATGATTACCATGTTAGCAGTCAGGAGGCCACTGAACTGATAGGCAATTCGATTCAATTCTGCGCCCGAAAGAGAATACGGGCTCGACTGCCCAGCGAGGTTGATTGAGATAAAGTCAAAAGTAAATTCGGCTGGCTGACCTAATCCAAGCGTAAAGTAATCCGTCCCATCGCAAACGATGAACGCACTATTCGCGGGGTCCATGATAAGACTCGCCCCGTCATCAATAGTTTCACCGCCCGGACCAACGATAGTCACAGCGCCAGTTCCGCCGTTACGAACCTGACAGAACCAATCGTTTCCAACCACCGAAGCGGAAGGCAATGTGAAAGTCCCTGCGCCACCAGTCCAAAGCAGCATCCGCGATCTATCAGTAGCTGCCAGAGTGTAATTTGAATTGATCGATTCAACGGCAATAGACTGGTTCAGTGTTGTGCCGATAGCCTTAATGCCAAGGCCAGCCAGCGATCCAGCATTAACCGAAGACGCGCCTGTGCCATAAGCCAGTGAACGCCACGATCCATTTACCGTAGAGTTTGCCGTGAGGTAAATCTGCCAGCTCTGGCCGGAGGCGACAACAACAATGGTGTTTCCGCCATTATCAGCAACCGTGAAAGACGAACCGCCGGGATTGAAGAACAGAATGGTTTCACCGACGCTTGCCTGTGAAGCGTCTGGCATACGGATCGTGAAGCCAGCGCCAGTTGGCGTTACATCCATGATCGCAGCAGTCGTGTTTGTATCTGTGGCAAGTTCCGTGGGCCACGTCAGGGTGACGTTCGCGGAAAGTGATACCGCCCGGTAACTGACGTTTGCTGGGTAAACTACCGTACCCCCGAACGTATTCGTGAACGATGGCATTTATCAGTCCTCCCTGCGAATAATGCCGCGATCAACGATCTGGCGAATATCCTCACCATTAAGTGCCGCGACGGCACGGTCATAAAATGCCTGCCAAATTGGAATAATCTCTTCGTTCTTCAGGAACGGAGCGGCTTCCATAAGAGATGCGTAGAGCAGCGCGCTGGGTGCGTATTCCGTGAACCAGTTGGTCTGAACGTCATCGCCAAGAAGCGGTGGTAGCTCATAGTAAATAAGCTCGTAAGGAAAATCATCGGACGGCGTGGGCGCAAAGAACCAATGCTGATAGTCATAGTCAGCATAGAATCGCGGCGTCCCAGTGAGGGTCTGATTTGGCCAGTATTGCCGCATATATTCGTAAGCACGCGGGAATATTTCCCGTGTTGTATTATAACCAGTTCCGGTTCCGACCCTTATGCTGACGGTTTCACGCCAGCGGTCAGGCTTTGGGTATGTCGCCTGCCCCTGAGTCAGCGTAGAATTCACGACAGTGACCAGCCCTTGGATCTTAAGCTCTCTCGCGAGACGACGTTCAGCAAGCCCCACAAGACTTGGGAGCTGCACGAAAACTGAAGGGTCAGTAGCCAGCGTAGCTCCACGCTCCAGATAATTCCGGAGGTCGTTGAGCAAGCTGGTATACGTCATCGCGGTAGCCATAGAATAGTCCTTACATCAATTCATAAACTGCCGCAATCAAAGCTGTAATAGCAGCGATTGCAACTGTCAGCTTACCCTTGACGTTCATCAGCTTGGCCATCAGCGTCAGCTTCGGCGCGTCTTCCATTGGCAGGATCTTGCCTACGGTTTTGTTGACGATTGCTTTCTCAGCTTCTTTCTGGATTAGTTTCTTCAGATTAACCATAACTCTTCTCCTTACAACCAAGCAGCGTACTTCTTGGTTTTCAGTTTGCGGTCATCGAGGCCGTGCGTGCCCCCGTTGATCCGCTTCGTTAACGCCAGAATGGCGGCATCGTTGATACCTTGGTCGCAGATGGACCATAGCTTATTTTTGTCAAAAAACCAAAGCGCACTTTCAAAGGCGAGTTCGGTAGCCACTAGATCCGGGTTCGTCATAACGTCAGGGCGGTTCACGTACTTAGCAAACTCAGAATAGTTAAATTTTCCAGTGAGTTGTAAGGCCCCGCGCCCGCGAAAAGCGAAACCCTCGCCGGACGCTTCGTCGCCATTACCCATGCGGTTGCCATAGACGCGGTTAGCAATTTTTGCAGGCTTGCGCTCGTAGGCACGCGCCAGTGCATCGGTCGGAAAGTACTTGCGGAATATGCTGCGCAGACCCTTCGCGCCGTAGTTCAGGTTCTCGCTGAACGACTTGAAGTTGCCCGACTCATGCGCCGTTTGAGCAAAGAAATGCGCAGCCCGATCAGGTGATAGTTTATAAAAAGCCGCAGCCGCCTTAAATGTACCCGGACCGAACGCACCATCTGCGGTAACTCCAATTTTTTTCTGCAGTTCTATAAGGCTCATTGTCCAGCCCTCCGCCAATCTGGAAAGTCTTCTTCGTCAACCACGCCGTCACCGTTGGCATCATAACGCAGGTCGTTGCGGTACTTTTCCCAAGGCTCCATGTCGTCATCATCGTCATCTTCAGGCTCGTCAACGGGGGTTTCGACATGCACCGTTGTCAGTTCGAGCGGAGCTTCTGGTTCAGGTGCTTCTGGCTCAGGTTCTTTGTCACGCGCATTGGCGTTGAGGCTCAGACCGCCGAGTAGACCAACAAACGCGCCGATGATTGTCTGGAAGGCAGGGTTAACCATCTCAAGGATGGCGGCGCTTTCTATGACATCATTAGGCATAAACAGGCCAACAGCCAGCGTCAGCACGACAACCAAGATGACTGCTGACAGCGTGACGATTGCCACGCGCACGACAAACTCGACGGTATCGTTGACGCCGTCATGCTTGCTTTCAAAACTATTTAGGAAGCTCATCTTCTTCTCCTTCAATCTTTTCTGGCGGTTTGGGTGTCATTGAGCCGTTGCCCTGCCCCGCCATAAGTCCTGCCAACGCCCCGACAATGAACGTCGCTATCGGGTTAATCAGTTTAAAAAACTCAGCGTCGTTGGGCGACTGCCCTTCCATCGGCTGCGATACAAACACCAGCGAATACAGCACGGTCGCAACGATGAACGTCAGCGTCAGCGACAGCACGATGCCGACGATGAACCGCAGCATCTCTTCTGGCGACCATTCACTTCTTGGCTTCATGCTCTTCTTTGCCTGTGTCTATCAGCCATTCGGTGCAGTAGCCCATAGCGATGCACTTGGGCTTCTTGCAGATTTCCTCCTGCCAGTTCTCAGGGTCTTGGCAATCATACCGATAGCGGTCTTTGCAGCCAATCAGCGCCAGAGCCGCGAGAGGTAGCAAGAACCACTTCATTAACGATCAGCCTTGTTATCCAATTTATCTTCAATCCGGCGAAGGTGCATCATCACCTCATCAAACTTCTTGTCGATAGCGTTAAACTTCTCGTCACCAAAGCCAAGACGCGCCTCAAGCAGCGTCAGCCTGCTGTTGAGGTTTACCCAAACCGTTATCAGGCCACCGATGAAGCCGATGACAGTGATTATGGTGTTGATGTCGATGTCCATTATCGCAGGTTCCGCAGCTTATAGATTGCAGATAAATATACGCCGGTCACCGTGTCAACCAGATTACCAACTGCGCGGTTGCCCTTGCAGATCTTTTCATGATTCTTCTCGATCCATTCAGCATCGGATTCAAGGCACTTCAGAATATCTTTTTCCATTTCTTCGGGAACTGGAATAGCTCCGATCAGCTCATACGCACCCTGATAAGCCTCAACCAGCGGGTCAATCGCATCAATCACACCGTCATAGAACTTACCCAACGCCTTGTGCTTAGCGTAGCTGCCATCACCCTTGGCGCGCCAGTGAGCGAAGTGGGCAAGATTGCGAGCGTAGAATACGCGGCTGATGAGCTGTTCGATCATTATGCGATTCGCTCAGAGACTACGATTATCGATGGGATGGCTGGGGCAATGGCTCCTGCAGCCGTATAGTCAATAGTCACATCTGCATCTTCAGGAAGCCACATGATTTCAATGTACTGACCTGCCGTAACCTGCTCATAGATTACAATCTGGAAGAACTGCGCACCACCATCTGCGGCCTTGGGAACATTAATTATAGTAGCAGAGTTTGCGATGTCAGTCCCATTCTTGCGGAACCAAACTGTAGCGTCGTGGTCGCTACTATCCACGTTTTTAAACTGGATGCTTGGCGCAAGCATATACGTTCCAGCTTCCGTAAAGGTAATTCGGGTAGGATTTCCGCTGCCATTGTTGGCAATGGAGATACCAGAGCTGAAAGAAGTAGTCCCGATGATGGCAGCCGTGGCCGCAGCGATGTTGCCAGTTTGATCAATGGCGCTGAATGCAGAAATATATGCGCGACCGGCAATGTCGTTAAACGGTATGGTCGCGGTACTGGTTATGGCCGATGTGCCGTTACCCTTGAGGTACTGCCCCGAAGAAAGCGTAGCCACCCCAGTTCCACCAGTCGCAACCGTGCGGACGTTAGTGGCGGTATTGGCAATCGCGCTGGCCGCCACCTGAACGCTAGTGCTGGCCTGAACCAGCTCAAGAACTTCGGTTCCTGCAAGTGGGACTGTCGCCGGTCCGAGTTGTGTAATCTTAATGTTAGCCACGCTGAACTCCCACCTAAATATCTATCAAGGGCGATTACGCCTCAGTCTGCTCATCAACTTGAACCTGCTCTTCAGGAATCTGGGCTTCAGCCTGCTCCTTGATCTTTACAACCAGAGGCCATGCACCCGAAGACGTAGGCAGATTGCCAAGCGTGTGAAGAACGGCGTTGATCTCATCAACATTTAGCTTGAGCGTTATTTCCATGATTATGCCTTATCATTTTCTTCGTAGATAACTCGCGCCTTACCATTAAAAAGCGCGTATGTCACGACTGTATCACAGCGGTATCAGTGTCGCTGTAAAACGTCAGCCTCCCGTTGCAAGCGATGTTCCAATCGGGGCCGTCGGCTTCTGACCAGCTAGGCACCAGTATGCGCACATGCCGCGCCAAATGCTCTTTGCCGTCCTCGAATACGCGCCAGACATGCTCGTGCGACCCGCGCCCCGGCTGCCCTGCGGACTTATTAAAGCGGATGCGAAAATGATTCATTCAGGTTGAGGTGGGATCACCACATTTGGCCAATCAGGGTGCATGCGTATCTCACGCACAAAACGCCGCCACTCTTCCCACTCACGTCGCTTATCGGTCGTGATAGGTACGTCGGGAAGCATAGTCCAATCACTTTCCCTCAAGAGTTTCTTGGCCTGTTCCCACGCCAGATCGGCGGGCGTTGCCTCGGGCGCTACAGGAAGCTCCCCAACAACGAACCACCCAGTGTCTACATGCTCTGGGCCGATCCATGACAAGTCGCCTAGCTTATCCTCAAAGTTGGCCAGCCCAAAGACTGGCCCCCAGTTTTCAGGAAGAAGCTGCGCCTCGCTTAGACTTTCGCCGCTGCTTAGGCGCTTTAATTGCCATAACTTCGTCATGCTTTTTTTCCAAAATAGGGGTTGGCATTCCGGCTTGTTCTTCAGGAGCCGGAAGCGAAGAACCATAACCGCCGTCTACGATAGCTTTAGCATGCGGGGGATGACCCTCGCCCACAGAACGCTGTTGGCCGCGAAAATGCTCAAGCTCTTCTTCGGTGTGGTTCCAGCTTCTCCAGCTTGCAAAATCTTTGCGTGGCTGCAAGTGAAGGTGACACCCAATCCCAGCCGCCATCTGGTTAATAAGCTCAACCACCTCGACGGGTTGCAAAACAATCCAAGTATGCGAGCCGTCTCCTCTGCGCATGGAAACCTCAAGAACGCCACCAAAGGCAGTCCCAATGGAGATACTGCGCCCTCTACTCTCTTGCTCTGCAAAAGAGTTCTCCAATCCGCGCTGCCGCATCCGCTCGTTGTGCTCACGGACGATTTGTTTTTCTTTCCTAGAAAGACCTTTTAAGCCATCAGACATCACTGCGCATTCCACGAAACATTAACAAATCCACCTGAAGCAACGGTCACCGGATAAGAGCTACCGCCTGTTACGGAGACAGGGTTGTAAGTAATAGGCGACGCAGCACTGCCGGAATTGCCCGGACTGCCGAAATTGCCGCTAGAAACCGCGTTAATAGCTGCGCCGCCGCCTCCACCGGCACCGCCCCAAGAACCGCCATAACAGCCACTATAATAGATACCCCCGCCTCCGCCGCCTGCACCAGCGCGTGCGTCGGTTGCCGCACCACCGGGAGTTCCGTCAGCCTGACCAAAAACAGGCCCTCCAGTTCCACCGGCCCCACCACCCGGAGTGCCTGCCGAACCACCGGGCTGGTTAGTAGCGTTTCCTCCAGCATTGCTAGTGCCCCCACCGCCGCCGCCGCCAGCGCCGCCATAGTTAGATGCGGGTGCCCCATTGCCACCGGTACGCAAAGTGAGAGGCCCTGCCGAACCACCCGGACCACCATTACCCATAAAACGCGTCGCGTTGCATGGCCCACCACTATAGTAAGTTGTGTCACCGCCAGAAACGCCGCTGGGGGCGTTTGGAGGTGATGTCCCCCCGCTTCCGCCGGTCCCTGCCGCACCACCCGCAAAATTATACCCTAATGCTGCGGACGTACCACCTGCGTTTCCCGGGTTTCCCGGGTTTCCGGGTCCAGTATTGCCGCCATAGAAGTTAAGACCGCTAACACCGCCATATCTGAGATTATTAATATCGTAATAACCAAGACAACAACCTATATCTATCCACACGTAAAGAGTGGAAGCTCCGCCGTAGCCGCCGTTACCACCCGCGCCCGGATTGCCGTTGTTCCCCGAATTTCCAGGGTTACCAGTGCCCCCTCGACCACTGAGCGTGACTGTAGAAAGCCCTGATGGGGCGGAGAACGTACCACTTGCGTTAAATGTTTGAGACCCGGCAGGGACACCGCCCGGAGCGCCAAAAAGCGTAGTTTTTGTAGTGCCGATAGCCATATCTTACCTCAATTATAGTAGAACCAACCCGTTATAACATATTTATCCCGGATACCTAAGACAGGGTTCCCCCGGTGCGCGTGCGTGTATGCAGCAGGCCATACAACCATAGTGTTGGCTTCGGGGCGCAGTCGAAGTCTCTGATACAAAAACTCAGTCTCACCGCCTTCTTCAGGTTCAAGGGTGTTAAGGTATAACATATAAGTAAGTACCCTAGCCGCTTGCACACCTGAAGCTTGTTCACCGTGCCACAGATGGTAGCCACCGCCGGGGGGTGTTTTTTGCATCTTAGCGCATGTGCCCATAATTGAGCTATCTTGTAGCACTGAAAACTTGCTGCTGTATGTCTCAAAGCACATTTGCGTAGCGTTGTAAAATCGGCGTAGTACTGGCTGCTCGTCGAAATAGTTGAACATCGTGCCTGTACCGGTTTCCAAGAACATCGCGTGGTCGTTCTTCGAGTGCAAAGCAGTGCCTTCAGCCCGTTGGCGGTTACTGCCCATACCTTCGGCTTGCAACCGATCAAACTCTTCGATCATGTGCTGACAATAACCCTCGGGGGTTACGTCTCGGTAGATACCGATAAACTCTTTATATTCTTCAATCATCGGAATGCTGGTCCTGAAATCCATGTCACGAGAGACTGACGTGTCCCTTGCGTGACGGGTGTAACTTGATGGAGAGTATAAGCGGGGAAAGCAGCAATCAAACCCCGCTGTTTGCGGACGTTCTTTGGCTCACCACCTGTCATGACTTGAAGGTTGCCACCCTCATACTGCGCTGGATCAGACAGTTGGAGGACGAGGCTCAACTTACGACTAGGAGTGCTGTTCCCGCTGTAGTCTTGGTGCCATCCATACATACCATGCTCGGACTGGTTATAGTTAGTTAGCTGTATAGCCTCACCAAACCCCGTCAGGTCAAAGCGGTAAAACTGCGCGTTTAACGACGAAGCAACGTGCGCCAGCTTATCGAACACCCACGCCGTCTCCGACGTCTTGTTGAGCCATGAAACTTGCGACCGGCGGATGTTGTTAAGCTCGTCACCACTTGGGTTGCCGCCCACCTGAGCCTGCTGGTCGGCGTTCTTGGACCGCTCTTGCAGCCAATCAAGCTCTTGTTCCGTGAACGCGCCTTCCCACCAGACAAACGGCTCCACGGGTATGGTATAAGGAGTTAGCATGTGCTGCATGGTCGGTCCTTATGCGAAATGATGAAATGCACGCATTGCGTAGGCGTTTCAGAACTCCCACCAACAAGTTGGTGCTGCATCCACGAGTTTGAAAAGAGGACTGAACCCGGTATCATGTTGTTAAAATGGATGCTACTGGTTGCGTTTTCAACCTGATCACTTGGTGCGTAATCCAACTCAAGAGCCGCCTTGTTCATCCGCGTATCGTGGTATAACGGGTACGCGCCGTTCTCAGGAACCTCAATGAAGAACCAACCGGCTATCTGACTATTCTTATGGATATGGACGTTAGTCCCAGCTCCCTTCTTTACCTCCTGCGCCCAGAGGCCAGAAATATGAAAGTCATAGCGATCCGTTGCGTATCCCTGCCCTCGGAGGATTTCTACGGCTGAGACTAGCAAATAGTCAGATAGCTCGCGGAGCGCAGGCTCGTGAGCAAGATTGGCAGACTGACAAATTGGCGACGCCTCGTCACGCACTCGGTCCAAATGCTCTAAGCATGTAGGAAGAATGCGTTCTATGAGATCAGGCCGCTCGTCTCTGTACACAATGGCCGGGAAATATGCAAAGCCCTCCATTACGATGCCATTAAATTAAGCAGAGACTTTGCAAAATCCTCAATGTCAGCAGCAATTACTTCCCGCTCTCCGGCGGGGCGTGACCTTGCATTTTCAAGTAATGTCTGTTGGGCGAGCCGAATAACCTCAAGACGTTGTTGTTGACGGGCCTGCTCAGTCATGGCCTTTTCATGCTCTAGCTGTTGAGGGTTTTTATACATTATTTCGTTCTGATCCATTGGGCGCTCTTTCCGCTTACGCTATCATGTTCTTCATGGAGATGTTACCATACCATGTCGTGCCGTTATTTGGCGTAAAGAACACCCAAATATCAACAGCATTCGCAGTTGTCGTGCGAGAAAGCGATGCAGCGCCGCCGGGGAAACGGAACGTACCGCCAGCCCATGCGACTGTGCGGCCCGCTGTGCCATCGTTTGTCAAGATGAGCGTGAATGACGAGCCACGGTTGGAGTTGGCGTTTGAGTTTGCCAACGTGAAGGTGCAGTTGCCGGTCAGCGTTGCTGTGAAGACGTTACCCTGATTAAGATTGATTGTGGTGGCGGTGCCTGAGTTACCAAGCGCAACAACCTCGTCTGAGTAAACCGCTTCGAGATAGCCAGCGCTGGTG